TAACCTCAAGTGATGGAGAAACCTGGACTTATAGAACTTCAGGTAGAACAACTCAAATTGGATATGCAACTGGAGGTAATGGACTTCTTTATGCAGCAGGACAAACTGAGGATTATGTTTATGCTGGTGCTTCTGGTTCTCTATCATCTTCAACAGATAGTGTACATTGGACCGCAAGAACTTCACCAAATAGCACCATAGCAATTCAGGCATTAGCATTTGGTTCATTACCTATAGCAACTTATGTTCGTGCTAATGCAACTGCTGGCAATATAGCAACATCAACTAATGCTATTCAATGGACACTAAGAACCACAGGTAATACTACTAATGTTATTAATGCATTATTGTATTCAACAGCAACTACAGAATATTATGTAAACTGCCGTGCTGCAGGAGTACTTCAAACATCCACTAATGCAATTGAATGGACTGCAAGAACATCAGGAACAGCAGCGGCACTTCATCAACTTCTTTATGGAGGTGTCTATGTAGTTTCTGGTGCTTCTGGTGTTATCAATACTTCTACTAATGCTATTGAATGGACACTAAGAACATCAGGAACAGCACAGGCACTTTATGGTCTTGCATATAATGCATCATTTACGGAAAAATATATTGCCGCAGGTGTTTCTGGTGCATTTTTATCTTCCACCGATGCAATTACTTGGACTTTGAGAACTTCATTATTCCAGTCATCACAAATTCAAGCAGTTACTTCTGGTTCTATTTTTGTTGCTGGTGGTGTTGTTGGTACAAATTCTGGAACAAGTGGTGCAAGTACAACAGTTACTTGGACTGGAAATACTCCAACAGGAACCGCAACTTATACACTAACTTCTGCTGCTGGAACTGGTGCTGCCGATAGCACAACAGCAGGTGCAGCAGGTGCAGCAGCAGCATCAACACTCAATCCTCTTTATACAACCGCAGGTCTTGCTGGTGGTGCTGGTCTTTCTGCAGCAGGAGCATCTAACAACTCAACGCAAGCAAATAGTGGGCAAGTGACTGGTGGTGGTAGTGGAGCATTTGCTTTTAATATTGGTGGTAATATTGGTGGTAGTGGATTAACTTATTATTATGGAAATTCTTATACAAATGGTGGAAGTGAGACTGGTGGAAATGGTAATGATGGTATTCCTGGTTCTTATACTGGAAACATTGGAGGTGGTGGAGGAGGTGGTGGAAGTATAAATGATGGCGTCCATAACTGGATTACAAGAACATCGGGATTTGGTACATCAGAAATCTCTACATTGATGTATGATGGAACTAATTACTTTGCTGCTGGTAGTGGTGGAGTTTTAACAACTTCTACAAATGGAATTCAATGGTCGAATAGAACATCAGGAACAACTGAAACTATAGGTTCATCAGGTTATGGACTTCTTTATGCATCAGGACAAACAGAACCTTATGTTTATTCTGGGGGAAGTTCTGTTGCTATTTTAGCAACCTCTACAAATTCAATTTCTTGGACTTTAAGAACTTCTCCAAACTCTACAACTCCAATAGAAGCATTAGCATTTGGTTCGTTACCTGAACCAACTTATGTTCGTTCCAATTCTCTTGCGAGAAACATAGCAACTTCCACTAATGGGATTCAATGGACTTTGAGAACTACTGGAGGAGGAGCTTCGTCTATATCTTCTTTATTATACTCTACAGCAACTACAGAATATTATACTGCAGGAAGAATTAGTAATGGTGGTTTAGATACTTCAACAGATGCTATTCATTGGACTCAAAGAATAGTTCCAACTAGTGGAACATTTAATACTTTAGTTTATGGTGGAGTATATGTTGTTGCAGGGTTCAATTTTACCGGTAATACATCAATTATTGCCACATCAACAAATCAAATTGAATGGACATTAAGAACTGCCGGATTTACAAATCAGTCAATTAATAGCATTTCTTATACTTCTAATAATTATGTTTTGGTAACTAATGATTTGTCATCAGGTATACCTACATTGGCAACTTCTACTGATGCCATTATTTGGACAGTAAGAACCTCTATATTTACTACTGGGTTATCCATCTCTGCATCTGTATACGGTAATAATATATTTTTAATCGGTGGATCTAGCGGAATACTTCAATCAGCATCAAGCATTTTACAATTAGCAGCAGGAAACGGAGGCAACGGCACCAGAGGTGGTGGAGGAGGTGGAGGTGGATATGCTTCAACAACAAGAGCATTTGGTCTTGGTGGTGATGGCGGTGCTGGATATGTTAGAATTACCTGGTGGTAAAAAACGCATACATATGGTAGAATGAATTTTATATTGACTTTGTTGTATGCCCCTGAATTATACAAATCAACCGAAAAATAATTTTAAAGGAAAAACAATCGCATTTTGTCTTCCGGGATTTTCATATTCTGGAACCTTTATGACCCAGATGATTCGTCTTTTATTTGACTTGAATCAGATGGGAATTAACTTTTATATTTCGCAGCACTACAGTTCAATGGTAAATTTTGCCAGAACTGATTGTTTGCAAGCAGATAATTTTGCAGGAACAATGTTAACTCCTTGGAGGGGTCAAGTTCCTTATGATTACATTATGTGGATTGATAGTGATATCATCTTTAAGACAGAAGACTTAATGGAACTTTTGTTGATGGATAAAGATGTTGCAACTGGTTGGTATGTCCAATCAAACGGAACACCAATAGCAAATCAATCCACTGTGGTTGAGAAGATGGATAAGAAACTTCTTATGTCTAAGGGTTCTTATCACTTTGAGACGATTGAAGAAATGCAACGCCGTTCAGGTTCATTCAAAGTTGATTATTGTGGATTTGGTTGGGTTCTAATGAAGAAAGGTGTATTTGAAAAAGTTCCTTATCCTTGGTTTGCACCTAAAAAAGTTCAACTCATCAAAGATGACGGAACAATTCTTGAGGATATGTGTTCCGAGGATGTTGCAATGTGTGAGGATTTAAGAGAATATGGATTTGAGATTTGGTGTAATCCAAAAGTTCGTGTCGGTCATCAAAAAATGGTAATTCTATAAAACTATGTTAAATTATTCTAATCAACAGCAACAATCTAAACCACACTTCAATGTAGTCATCACAACACCAGGAAGTTCAATGTGTGCCGACTATGTAAAGTGTCTTCTTGCAACGATTCATACACTTCAGGCAAATAATATTTCCTGGTTATATCAAAATGAATATGCCTCTCTTGTGACGAATGCACGAGAGGCAACAATTACTGGTTCCAGAAATTTAGAAGTCTTTAATTCTTCTCCAGGAAAAGGACAATACACTTATGATAAAATCTTCTGTATTGATAGTGATATTGTCTGGAATCCAGAGCAGTTTCTAAGACTTTATGCATCAGACAAAGACTTAATTTCTGCAGTGTATTTTGAGGCACAAGGAAATGATGCGATGATACACCGAAACAAAAATGATTTCCATCCAACATCAAGAGAAGAACTTCAACTTCTTCAACAACTCAACGAACCTATTGAAGTTTATGGAGTTGGTCTAGGATTTATGTGTATCAAGTCCGGTGTGTTTGAATCACTCAAAAGACCCTGGTTTGGACTCGGTAAGGTTCTACAAGAGGTTGATGGAGTAACCTATGAACTTCCACTCGGAGAAGACTTATACTTCTGTGAGAGGGTTGCAGAGCAGGGTCATAAGGTATTTGTAGACCCTAATATCATTGTCGGTCATATGAAGAGTAATGTGGTATGTTGAATTATAGTAACGAAAAGAAAATCTCAAAAACCATAGAAGTTTTTTATCATCTTTATATTCCAGACACCAATAATATGTGGATTTGGTGGGTGGACGAACAGATGAGTTTGTTGAAGACAGTTGGTCTTGCTGATAAGGCAACCATCAATATGTGCATCACTCTTCCTCTTGGACTTTATAATTCCAAGACAGGGCACTCATATGACCATATGGTAACTGGTTACATCAAAGATCGTTATCCATTTGTGAACATCATCGATATGAGAGGAACACAAGAGCAAGAAAATCTTTACGAGGGTCAGACTCTTGCGAAGATTTATGAACACTGTCTTCAGGATGATGGATATGTCTTTTATTTCCATAACAAAGGAATGAGTTCATATACAACTCATATTCCTGGTGCTCTCAAGGATTGGAGACACTATATGCAGTATTTTGATATTGAAAAGTGGGAAGATTGTGTTGCAAAACTAGACGAGGGTTATGATTGTTGTGGTGTTGATTGGGTAGAAAGACACGATATCAAACTTGATTTTGTCGTCCAACACTATGCAGGAAACTTCTGGTGGGCACGAAATGATTATATTCGTAAACTAAAGCATCCACTCAAGATTGAAGAGTATATGGATGTAGAGGCAATGATGCGAGAACTACAAAATTATCGTTATTGCTTTGAGTTATGGATGGCGACAGGACTTCCAAAGCAACATTGTTTCCACTATAGGAGACATCACCAGTATGATAATCAGGGACTAGAAAGATACTTCACTTATTATTCACCAGAAATGTATCGGGGGGATGTTGAGAAAGATGAGACTTCCTATGCGAGAAATAATTTAGATATTCTAATGGAAGTTGGAAGTCAAAACAACTTCAATTGGAGAGACCATAGAATGTTTGCCGACTGGTTAGTTCGTAGGATTCAACCCGAAACGGTTGTTGATTTGGGTGTTGATTATGCCTATTCAACATTCTGTTTTGCGGTTCCACAAATCGGTCATATTTACGGTATTGATAGTTTTGAGGGAGATTCATTTGCTGGTATAAGAAATACTTATGATTATGTTCTTGAAAAACAAAAAGAACTAGAACTCAATAATATCACATTCATTAAAGGATACTTTGATGATGTAGTCAAAACCTGGAATAACCCAATTGATATTTTACATATTGATGGTCTTCATACCTATGAGGCAGTTAAGAATGACTTTGAGAAATGGTCTCCATTTGTAAAAGAAAATGGTATAATTCTATTTCACGATACGATGGTAGAGAACCCAGAGTTTGGAGTGAGTAGATTTTTTAACGAAATTAATCTACCAAAAACAAACTTTAAGCATTGTAATGGTCTAGGAGTTGTGTCCAAAGATATTCATATCATTAATGAAATTAATAAAAACTTTGAGGAGTATATCAAATGAAGTTTAATTTAGTAAGAATTGTTCCGGATAATGGATTTGATGTTCACGCACAAGTCTTTCACGAAATTGAGGCATCAGTATTCTTCTCACTTCAACGATTGGGGTATGATGTAACCAATAGTGTAAATGACTTTGTAAAAGACCGTAGAAATATCGTGTTTGGAATGCATCACTGTCCTGTGGATGTTGTAAGACACGATATTCCAAAAGACACCATCATTTATTCTCTGGAGCAGATGAAGGATCAACCAGAGTGTATGAGATGGTGTCGTAAGTATCGTGGTCTTGAAGTATGGGACTATTCAATGAGAAATATTGAAGTCCTACAAAAAGCAGGTGTAGAAAATATCAAACACTTTAAGATTGGTTATGTTCCAGAGATTTCATACTTTGAGAGAAATAAACCACAAGACCGAGATATTGATATTCTTGCTTATATGTCTCCTTCACCACGAAGAGAACATATTATGAAACAGTTTGTTGACAACAAAAAGATTAATTTTGTTGCGGTTCAATCAACTTATGGTGATGTGAGAGATGAACTAATTAAGAGAGCAAAGTTAGTCATTAACCTTCATAATCGTGATAATCAAATCTTTGAGATGGTTCGTGTAAGTCATCTTATCCAAAACAAAGTTCCTGTTCTTTCCGAAAGAAATCCAGATACTGATTTTCCAGATTATATGGAAGATACTGTATTCACTTCAACTTACAACCGTTTCGTAGATACTGCATATAAACTTCTTAAGAAACCAGAAGAACTTGATGTTCAGGCAGAAAAAGGTCTTGAAATCTTCAAGAAGTCTCCGATGGAAAACTTCTTAAAAGAGGTTATTGAATGAAAGTCATAGATGCTTTTTCTTTTTTTAATGAGTTTGATATTCTTAAACTTCGTCTAGAATATCTTCGTGATGTTGTTGATTACTTTGTAATCAGTGAATGTAACTACACTCACTCTGGTAAAGAAAAACCATATTATCTCAATCGAGTCATTGATGAATTTGATGAAGAACTTCGTTCTAAGATTATCTCACTTCATTATGAACCAGACATCAGTGATTATGATTTCTCAAATAAAAAAGAGTGTGACTTTGAGTCTGGATTTTGGAAACTAGAAAGAGGACAAAGAAATCATATTTTAGAAGGTCTTAAGAACTTCTCTCCCGATGATTTGTTTATGTTGAGTGATGTAGATGAGATTCCCCGTAAAGAATTGATTCAACATCTCAAACAAAATGGTCTTCCCGAGAACAAACTTGCTCTTGCAAGATGTGATAATTTCTATTATAATTTCTTCACTTATGAGAACAGCACTTGGGGTGGAACTGTATTCACGAATGTTGAGACCGCATCCAAAACAACCACAGACTTTTTGAGAGGTCGTTCTTATGAGTTTCCTTTCTTTGAGAATGCTGGATGGCACTTCACATTCTTTGGTGGCATCAAACAAATTCAAGATAAGTTAAATTCTTATGCACACCAAGAGTTTAATCAAGAGAATATCAATAACTTAAAAAATATTGAAGATGCAATACAAAATAAAAAAGATGTTCTTAACAGAAAACACGAAAACAAAAACTTTAAGTCCTATAACTTTTTAAGTTTTCCAGAAGATTTTAGAAATTTTATCACTCAAATATTTCCAAAGGAGTTTTATGAAATGACAGATGAAGTTAATATGAAACCAGAATATCTACACAATAATATGCCTCCACTTCTTGAGGCATCTTTGAATCCTGATGGTACTGGTGGTACGGAAATTATGGGTCGTGCCTGGCAAGATTATGTTCTTCCTGCTGCTCCAGACCTTGCTGACTGGCACTGGTGTGTAATTCCTGGTGATAACATCATTGCTCCAGATAATTCTAACATTGTTTGGTTGCATCCTCATCATATGGAAGAGGGTCTTGAGCAACTGATGGACAAACAATTCCAGAAACACTTTAAGGCATATGTCTTTGTTTCTGACTGGCAGTATGAAAGATTTATGGAAAGATTCCAACTTCCAATGGAGAAGTGTTATGTTCTTAAAAATGCAACACAACCATTTGAAAAGCACGAAAAACCAAATGGCAAGTTGCAGTTGATGTTCCATCCAAATCCAATTCGTGGATTAGATGTTCTTCTTGAAGCAATTAAACTCATTCCTGAAGAAGATTTTGACCTTCATATTTTCCATGAACTTGATCCCGATGAACGCAAAAAGCAACATCTTGAAGGTATTCAAACATACGAATACTCACATGTTGGACCACAAGAAGAGGCATTCCTTCGTTATTGTTTGAGACTTGCACAAGAAGATAAAAGAATCGTTCGTCATACTCGCACAAACAATTCTAAAGTTCGTGAGCAACTAATGAAGACTCATATTTTTGCCTATCCGGCATACTTTATGGAGACTTCTTGTATCTGTATGATTGAGGCATTGTGTGCAGGGTGCTCTGTTCTTTCTAGTAATCTTGCTGCACTTCCTGAAACTGGTCTAGGTTTTGCACGACAGTATGGATTTATTCCAGATAGGCAAAAGCATATTGAAAGATTTGCAAAAGAACTGAAGAGAACGATTACTGAGTATCGTGAAGGTAAGTTTGATAATACTCAACAAGTTGAGGTGTGCAATAAATATTATAGTTGGGACACACGAGTTGAACAGTGGGTTCAATTTTCAAAAGAACTATGGAGAAAAAATTAAAAATGGAAACAAAAACTGAAACTTTAACATTACCAGTAATGCACTTATATCATTTAACTGCTGATCCAGCAAATGATACTGGATATACAATGGAACAAGTGACTCAAATGCTTGAAGAGCATGGTGCAGAGTATTTGGTAGAGGCAACAATCACACATCCTGTTCCACCTCCTTACAGTGTAGAGAATGATATTGCTGCTCATGAAGCAAGAATTACTAATAATCAAGAGACAATTGCTAATTTAACAACTCAACTTTTGGATCTTGAAGAAGGGACTGATGAATATTCTACGATTCAAGAGCAAATAGCATCTATTGAATCCGATATTACCTATTGTGAGGAGCACATTGCTAATCTACAGACATCTTGACTTTTATCAAAAAATACTCTATAATACTCTTGTCTTTCATTTCTTCGTATCTTTGAGAATGAAAGACTCTCTTCGGTGGTATAATAGAGAGGGTTTTATACCCTCTTTTTTTCTTATATAAATTAATATAAAATCTTATAAAAATATGAACTTTGCCGTATATTCTAAAGACGATTGCCCCTTTTGTTACAAGATTAAAACTGTTTTGGAGTTGACAGGAAATAACTTTGTGGTGTATAATCTTAACAAGGACTTCACAAAAGAAGAGTTCTATGCTGAGTTTGGTGAAGGTTCCACATTTCCACAGGTTATTTGTGACGACAAAAAATTGGGCGGTTGCACTGACACCGTTAAGTTTCTGAAGGAACAACAAATGGTATAATGTCAGACATAAATAATGATATAACACCGAATCGTGGTGTAGAACTTATACTTACTGGAGGAAAAAGAAAACAACCTAAACTTTTTCATCTTATATTCGAGAAGATGATTTCCTTTCTCAAACGAGAAATAACCATCTATTTTGAATTTTCGATAAAGTCAAGGAAAGTCGAGTAGTTTCCCAGGAGAAAAAAAATGTTGGCAACTAGTTTAGTTATAGGTTCATTCTTAACCGTACTATTTTTTATAATGGGTCTCTTGTTGGGTTGGGTCGGCAGAGAATATATGATGACTCATCAAGAGGGTCCAAAGCAAATCGCATATCATCCAGAGTTTTATGATAAGGACGGCGATCTTATTGATGAAGAAATCGTTTCTGTAAGATTTGAACCCGGATACTTTGATGATGACGATGATGACGATGATGAAGAAGAATAAACTCTAAATATCATTAAGATTATAATTACATATTAAACAATTATGACAGCGACAAAAGCAAAACCAAAAACAACTCCATCGGTAAGTATTGATTTACCAGCAAATCCTTTTACCTTTGAGGTTCTGAATCTTGTAGCAAAGCAAAGAACCAATATCAAAAAAGTTGAGGTTCTACAAAAATATAATGACCCATCACTGAGGGCAATTTTTATCTGGAACTTTGATGAAAGTGTGACATCTTCTCTTCCCGAAGGTATTGTTCCTTATTCAAGTGTGGGAGAGCAAGGTTCATTTAGTGGAACTCTCAGTGAAAAGATTGATGATGCCGTGGGAAAAATGGGCGAGATTGGTTCCAATTCACTTGGTTCACAAGATCAAGGTTTTTCATCAATTCGTAAAGAATATTCAAAGTTTTATAACTTTATTAAAGGTGGTAATGATGGACTGAGTTCTCTTCGTAGAGAAACGATGTTCATTAATATTCTTCAGGGTCTTCATCCTCTAGAGGCAGAGATTCTATGTCTGGTCAAAGATAAGAAACTTGAAACGAAATATAAAATCACGAAGGAAATTGTTTCTCAGGCATACCCAGAAATCGTATGGGGAGGTCGTTCGTGAGTCGAGTTCGTGATATAAAAAGAAATACAATCGAGGATAATACTACAGTGGAATGGACTCCAGAAGAAAAAAAAGATATTCCTCCTCGCTATGGTTGTGAGATTCTGGTTGAGAACGGAACTCTTGCTCAGATTAAAGATACCTCTTTTCCCAATGATGCCTATGTTGTGTCTTATACACTAAGGGGAAATTCTTATATGGATTTGTGTCGTGGTACAAGAGTTAAAATCTTTGATATGTATTACGATAAGTTCGGTCCAGACGTAGTTACAAAAATTGATTGGGGATATGGAAGAGTATCTCCTAGGATTTGGGGATACAAAGCACCCGAAAAGAAAAAGAGAAAGTGATTTCTCATATCGGGCAAAAAAATTCCCCCAAAATTTTTGCCCCTTAAGGTTTTTTAAAAAGGTAGCAGCATGATACAGTTTTGGTATCAGTTGCTACTTTTTTGATTTTATGCTAATATATACAGTACGTTGATCGCACACGCGACGGAAGTACCATTTGGGAAGCAACGCACCAATACCTAAAAAGTAAAGGAGCAAACCTAATGTCCAAAGTCGTATATCGTGGTGTTGAATATGATACCCAAAAGCGTATTGAATACCAACAGCAAATGATGCAGCAACCCCAACAATACAACGAAACCTATCGTGGTATTAAGTATGTAAAGGAGGGGCACAAATGAACACTTATTTCGTTCGCTATCTCAAAACAAAAGCAAAGAAGGAAAAACTCCTTCAAGTAGCACAACTGAATATGGCAAAAAAACCACAAGTTGCCTGAAACTGGGAGGATTGACATCCTCCCTTTTTTTATGTAAAATGAGATGAGAGTATTACAAGATATGGACAAAGAAAAATTAAAACTTATTGTTCGTAATATGGAATTGCTTGTGGATTCATTAAAGGCAGAAATCTATTCTGATGTTTCTGCTTATACTCCTATGGAACCGATGAGAAAACGGGCAGTTTTAGATTATGACGAAATTTTTGAGGATAGTGATTTAGATGACGAATAGAGCAAAAGAACTGGTAAAGTTGCTTGAAAGATTGAGTAAACAAGACCATCTTTATTCTGATGAGCAACTGATAGAAATGAAACAACAATTGCGAGTTGTAAAACAAGAACTTGCAGAACTTGAAGCAAAAACATCAAAAGGATTTGGAAAGAAATGAGACCTATTAAAGCAAAAGATCTTCTTGAACTTGACCGTTATATGAAAGTTGTGATGATTCGTCAAACACAACTTCCGCAAACTCTTGTTTATCAGGCAGGTAAGAATGATTATTCGGAAGACCCTATTCATACCAAAATGACTCCCGGTGAAAAGGAATGCGGTAAATGGGTGATTGAACAACTTCTTGCAAATGAAAGAGGGCACTGGGGACCGCTGGAGCATCCTGCCATTTCTCTGGACTGTGTTGGGTTCGTTCATAATGTCATCGTACAGGCAAGAACTCATCGTGTTGGTGTAAGTTTTGATGTTCAATCACAAAGGTATACTGGTCGTCGTGTACTGAAGGTTGCCAAAGGTGAACTGAAACCCGAAGAGGTTTATTATGTGCGTCCAGAAGGTCTCTACTTGGACCGTAAAGGGCACAAGTACGAATGGACAAGGGAAGACTACGAAAGGCAGTTAAAGTTCTGTCTGGCGGCATCTGAGAGGTATGCTGAGGGTTACGAACAGCGTGGTATGGCAGAAGAACATCTTCGTGATTACCTTCCTCAAAACATTCGTCAGAACTTTGTGGTCTCATTCTCCCTTCGTGCCGCACTTCACTTCCTTGACCTGAGAGCAAAACTTGATGCTCAGGTAGAGATTCAGGCTCTCTGTGAAGGAATGGTTCCTGTAATGAAAGCGTGGGTTCCAGAAATCTTTAGTTATTATGAAGAGAAGCGTCTTCATAAAGCACGGTTGAGTCCATAAATATTTTTGTCTTGATTTTATAACAATGGCAACGTACCCTATAGTGAATACAAAAACTGGTGAGCAGAAAGAAGTGGAAATGAGTGTCCACCTTTGGGACCAGTGGAAAATAGACAATCCTGAATGGGTTCGTGATTGGTCCGATCCTTCTACCTGCCCTTCTCCAGGAGAAGTTGGTGAGTGGAGGGATAAACTGATCGCACGGAATCCGGGATGGAATGAAGTCTTGGAAAAAGCAAGTAAAGCACCAAAATCAAACGTAAAGAAACTCTAATGGCAAGAAGAAAAAGAGCAGAGCAACCAATCGGTGTTGGTCTTACAACTCGTCAGGCAAAGCGTAAAAAACCGTTAAGTTCTGAATATCTAGTAGATATTGATCCACTTACCGAAAATCAAAAGAAACTTTTCAATTCTTATGCCGCTCAAAAACATTTAGTTGCTTATGGGTGTGCCGGAACCGGTAAAACTTTTATTACTCTTTATAATGCTCTTCGTGAGGTTTTGGATGAAAGAACACCTTACGAAAAAATCTACCTTGTTCGTTCTTTAGTTGCCACAAGAGAAATTGGATTTCTTCCCGGTTCTTATGATGACAAGTCAGATATTTACCAGATTCCTTATAAGAATATGGTGAAGTATATGTTCCAACTTTCAAGTGATGCCGAATTTGAGATGCTTTATGGCAATCTTAAGGCACAGGAAACAATTAAGTTCTGGAGCACCTCATTCCTCAGAGGAACTACGCTTGATAATTCAATTATTATTGTAGATGAGTTCCAAAACGCAAATTTTCACGAATTATGTTCTATTATTACTCGTGTCGGTGAAAATTCCAAGATTATGTTTTGTGGTGATGCTACTCAATCTGATTTAATTAAAACAAATGAAAAAAATGGTGTAATTGACTTTATGAAAATTTTGAGAACTATGCCTTCTATTGATATAATTGAGTTTGGTATTGATGATGTGATTCGTTCAGGATTAGTTAAGGAATTTTTAATTGCTCAACACGCACTTGGATTGTAAATTATATGTCTAACTCGTGGAAGTTTACATTTATATAAATAATTATAACCTTCTATGAGTTAGATAATGTATAAAATTTACTTAATTACTAATTTTGAAAATAAAAAACAGTATATTGGAATAACCAAATTTTCCATTACTGAAAGATTTTATCAACATACCAAAAGAGGATTTCTTTTAACTGAAGCAATCAAAAAATATGGAGAAGATAAGTTCTTTATTGAATTGATTGAAGAAGTTGACTCTGCTGGAAGAGCATATGAATTAGAGCAGTATTACATTAAAGAATATAATACCAAAGTTCCTTATGGTTATAATTTAACTGATGGTGGTGACGGCATTTTTGGTTGGGAAGTAACCGAAGAATATCGTCAAGAATGTTCCGAAAGAGTTAAGCAACTTCATAAAGAAAAAAAAGTTGGTATGTACGGTAAGAATCATAGTGATGAAACAAAAAGAAAAATGAGTGTTGCCTCAAAAGGTAAATCAAAACCTTGGTTAATTGGAAGAAAACTGAGTCCAGAATCTATTGAAAAATTGCGTCAAATAAATCTTGGTAGAGTTCTTAGTGATGAAACTAAGAAAAAAATTAGTGAAAATCATCACGATGTAAATGGAGAAAATAATCCTATGTATGGAAAAAAGCACTCCCCAGAAACTATTGAAAAGTTAAAAGAAAAGGCAAAAAATCGTCCAAAGAGAGTTTGGATTAATAATGGTATTGAAGAAAAACTTATGAATATTGACGAATCTATACCTATGGGTTATAATAAAGGAAGAGTGAGGTCTTAAATGTTTAATCATCTTGATAATGTACTTCCTCAACTTGAAAGAGAAACAATTGATGGAGTCCGATATTATTCCGTACCCGATGAGGACCAACTGCTCAAGTTGGTCTCTATCACTTCCGTAACCAGTCATTTTAATAAGGAAATTTTTGTTAAGTGGAGAAAAAAAGTCGGCACAGAAGAGGCTGACCGTATCACCAAAGCAGCAACCAGTCGTGGAACAGACCTACATACTTTAGTTGAGAACTATCTTTATAATAGGGACCTTCCTCCAGTTCAACCCATATCAGATTTTCTTTTTAAGATTGCTAAATCAGAACTGAACAGGATTAATAATATCTACTGTCTGGAAGGGGCTCTATATAGTAAACAACTTGGTGTTGCCGGTACTACTGATTGTATTGCCGAGTTTGATGGAGAACTTGCCATCATAGACTTTAAGACTTCTAAAAAACCAAAACCAAGAGATTGGATTGAGAATTATTTCGTTCAGGCGATGTTCTATGGAATGGCACTCTATGAGATGACTGATATTAGAGTCAAAAAACTAGTCATCATTATGGCGTGTGAAAATGGTGAATGTGTTGTTTATGAAGAGAGAGACCTTAACAAATATATGAAACTTGTTGTGGAATATATTAAAAAGTTTGTGAATGATAAACTTGAACTAATGTCTATTTGACTAATTGATTATTTTATTTTATACTACATATTATTACTCTTAAATTATGGCAAATATATTAGAGACATTTCTAGAAATTAATATAGAATCTATGGAACAAACGGAAACGAACAAAGAATTAGAAAAAGCAATAGAGGATAAGTTTCTTACTCCTTCCAAATTTGCTTTAGAAATTGAAAAAATAGTTGCGGAAGAAAACTGTAATTATATTGATGCTATTTGTCATTATTGTGAAATCAACGGTATTGATGTAGAATCGGTTACTAAATTGATTTCTAAACCTCTTAAAGAAAGATTAAAGTATGATGCGATTAGTCTTAACTTTATGAAGAAAACTTCCCGTGCTCGTTTGCCTATCTGATGTCACCATTTGAAACTTATCAGGCATATTTGGGAATCAAGAATCATTTCACCAATCCCAAATATGATTACTTTAAATATAAAAAAACAAGAGCAACACTTACATCATTTAATAAACGCAAAGACCGGTATTTTTTCGAGAAAAGTTCTCGTAAATATTCGGACAAAGAAATAGTAGATTTTCTAGTATCAAATTTTATAGTAGCGGATAATCCCCAAAGTATGTGGATTGGTGAAATTATTAATTCTGGAGAAAGAAATTACCAAGAATGGATGAAAAGACAGCAGAGTCTGACTTACTTATTCAAGGAGCAATCAACAGAATTGTTCTCTCAGACAAAATTAGAGAATGTATTTGACTGCTCAAAAGGTCATCCAATTCTTCTCAAAACATTTCTAAAAGGTGAACTAGTACCTGAAATAATGGTAATTTATGATATAATATTTTCGTATATTAGTGAGTTTGATAAGAAACTTCTGGACCCTGTATGGGAAACCGTAAGTTTAAAAATCAAGAAATACAAACCTTTTCTAAATACAGACATATTCCAGTACAAAAAACTTTTACGGGACATTATAAATGAGTAGTTTTTTTGATTCTGATATTATTCAGGATGAATTAAAAGAAATTAACGAACTTCAAGAGTTTATATACAATAGTATTTTAACTTTTGGTATGATGCCTCGTGAAGATAAGCTGGAACATATTGATAAGATGACACGACTGCTTGAAAAGCAGAGAATTATGTATACCAGACTTTCTCTTTCTGATGACCCTCAAGCAATTGAGATGAAAGAGAATCTGAGAAAGTCCGTTGCTCTGATGGGATTTCCACCGGAGACTGATATGAGTATTCTTTTCAGTAGTATGACAAAAACCATTGAGTCGCTCAAAAACTACCTTGACTGATGAGCGATTTTTTGCTATAATATCTAAGTAAATCTCCCGAATCCAAACTATCCGAGGTATCTAAAATGGGCTTTGCTGACCTTAAAAAACAATCTAAACTTGGTTCTCTCACCGAAAAACTGGTGAAAGAAGTTGAAAAAATGAATAATTCTGGTAATTCTGTAGATGAACGTTTTTGGTCTTTGACCGTAGATAAAGCGCAAAATGGTTATGCCGTCATTCGTTTCCTTCCTGCTCCTGATGGTGAAGACCTACCATTCGTCAAAGTCTATTCTCACGCCTTTCAGGGTCCTAACGGTTGGATTATAGACAATTGCCTCACTACTCTGAATCAGAAGTGCCCTATCTGTGAGCACAACTCTGGTCTCTGGAACTCCGGTATGGATTCCAATAAAGAAGTCGCACGTAAGCAGAAGCGTAAACTGACTTATGTAAGCAACATTTATGTGGTGAAAGACCCTACTAATCCTGAAAACGAAGGTAAAGTCTTTCTGTTCAAGTATGGTAAGAAAATCTTTGACAAACTCACGGAAGCGATGCAACCCGAGTTTGAAGATGAGACTCCTATTGATCCGTTTGACTTCTGGACCGGTGCCAACTTCAAACTGAAGGCAAAGAATGTTGCCGGTTATAGGAACTATGATTCTAGCGAGTTTGCCTCTCAGGGTGCTCTTCTGAATGATGATGATGCTATGGAAGCAATCTGGAAGAAGCAGTATTCTCTTGCAGAGTTTGTTGCTCCTGACCAATTCAAGTCCTATGAGGAAATGAAGAAGCGTCTTGATTCCGTTCTTGGTGGAAAGTCTACTCGTGTTGATTCTGAAGTTGAGGATGAGGATGACTATCGTGGTCCTGCTCCTTCTTTGACCGAAGACCTGCGTAGTGAACTCAATAATCTGAAACCGACTCGCCCTGTTGAGGATGATGACGATGATGATGCACTCTCATATTTTGCAAAGTTGGCATCTGACGACTGATTCATAATACACCAAAGGGGAGATT